TAGATGCTGAAGCTATGACCATAGATGGTTTTGATGATGCTATTATAGGTATAGGAGAACAATATGGAAAAAAACCTTTACATGTTTATTCATATAGTGTAATATGTAAAATACTAAGAGAACGAGATGGTATGACATGGGAAGAAGCAGATGATTTTGCTCAGTTTAATATCTTAAATGTGTGGGTAGGTGAGAGAACTCCCATGATATTATATAATGAGTATTGGTATGATTGGAAAACAGATGAGAGCGATAGTTGATATAGAAACAGATAGCTTGGATGCAACAAAGGTTCATTGTATAGTGGCTAAAGATGTAGACTCAGGGAGGGTTTATCCTTTCCCTCCTGATATGATACATGGGTTTAGAGATTGGTCACTTGGTGTCAAGCAGTTTATTATGCATAATGGTTTATCATTTGATGCACCTGTGTGTAATAGATTGCTAGGTACTGATATAAAACCTAGTCAGATAATAGATACACTTGTACTATCACAGCTATTCAATCCTATACGTGAAGGTCATAGTTTAAAAGCATGGGGAGAAAGATTAGGATTTCCTAAAGGAGATGTAGAAACATTTGAAGTATATACACCAGACATGTTGGAGTATTGTAAACAAGATGTCAATATAACACATAAGTTATTCAATATATTACAGAGTGAAGGTAAAGGTTTCTCTCGTAGTTCAATTAGATTAGAACATAATGTAAGAGTTATCATAGACCAACAAGAAAAGAATGGCTTTGCTATGGACATGAGAAAAGCTATGGGATTATATAATAAATTAAAAGATGAAGCTAATGGTTTAGAAAAGTGGGCAGTAACTACCTTTGATCCTACAGTTGTTGAGTTGAAAACAAAAACAAAATACATACCATTTAATATAGGATCAAGACAACAGATTGCAAGTAGACTGATAGAGTTAGGTTGGAAACCAAAACAACATACAGATAAAGGTAACATTATTATTAATGAAGCTGTCTTAGATAAGATAGATATGCCTGAAGCAAAAAAGTTTTCTCGTTTCTTTTTATTACAGAAACGTATAGCACAGATTAAGTCATGGATAGAAGCATGTGATGACAGAGATGGTAGAGTACATGGTAGAGTTATGACTCTTAAAACTATTACTGGTCGTATGTCTCACCATTCTCCTAACATGGCACAGATACCTGCAGTTCGTTCTCCATATGGAAAAGAGTGTAGAGATTGTTGGACAGTTGATAATCCTTACACTCATTCCATAGTAGGAACTGATGCAAGTGGATTAGAGTTAAGATGTTTAGCACATCTAATGAATGATACTACATTTACAGATATACTATTGACTGGAGATATACATACACACAATATGCAAATGGCAGGATTAACTAACAGAGACCAGGCAAAGACATTTATCTATGCATTTATGTATGGTGCAGGTCCTGCTAAGATAGGACAGATCGTAGGTGCAGGTGCTAAAGAAGGACAGATATTAATCAATAAGTTTTTAAATAGTATGCCAGCTTTGAAAAGAGTACGTGACTCTGTAACAAAAGCTGCATCTAAAAAATTAATTAGAGGTATTGATGGTAGACTACTACATATACGTAGTCCACATAGTGCATTGAATACTCTAATACAAGGAGCAGGAGCAATCGTATGTAAGCTATGGCTTATCAATATGATTAAACGTATTAACAGAACAGGTGTTGATGCTAAACTTGTAGCTAGTATACATGACGAGTATCAGTTTGAAGTTCTTAACAAAGATATAAATAAGTTTGGACAGATAACTAAAGATGCTATGAAAGATACAGAGAAACAGTTACAAATGAAGTGTCCTCTTGATAGTGAATGGAAGGTAGGTAAGACATGGGCAGAGACACACTAGTAAAAGAATTTAAAGGAAGAAAAGATCATGCTGATTATATTAAGCGAGGTATAAAAGTAGAGAATGAATTTATACAATCAGCTAAGTCACATGGTTATACAGTTACAATAGCTAATGAACAAGAGAATATAAATAAACATATAGATTTATATCTAACAAAAGATAATGAGACAGTTAGTGTAGATGTAAAGGCTAGAAGAACTGGAAATAAAAACAAATCTTTGGATGACGCATGGATTGTTGTTGAGTTTTTAAATACAATGGGTAATAAAGGTTGGCTGTATGGTGACTGTGATTACTTTGTGTTTGAAAGAGAGCATGACTATGTATGGTGTGATGCAAAAGAGTTAGTAGAATTAACTGACAAAGTTGTAGATAAAAACACCAGAGTTAAAAGTTATAGTGATGCTGAATACAAAACATGGGGTAGAATACATCAAGGAAAACAAGACCTTATCTCAAGAATAGAGATGAGTTTAATACTTAATTTAAATAAAACATTTATTATGAAAAAATCTCTTGACATTATTTCAGAGGTATGTCATAATTCATTTATTAATAACAACGAAAGGAAAACACAAATGAGTGTACTAAAAGGAAACGCATATTGGGCTAGTATAGTTAGTCCAAATACTACATTTGATTCAGATGGAGTATGGTCGATAGATGTATCTAATCTTGACGAGAAGAATATTAATCAAGCTAAAGCTGATGGATTAGATGTAAAGAATAAAGGTGATGATCGTGGTAGCTTCGTTACTATCAAAAGAAAAGTGAGACGTAAAGATGGTAACATGAATAAACAACCTGAAGTGGTTGATGCTGCGAAAAGAAACATTGCTAGTACTATGATTGGTAATGGTTCAGAAGTCAATGTACTTTATAGTACATATGAGTGGGAGTTCAAAGGTCGTTCTGGAGTCTCTGCTGATTTACGTGCTGTGCAGGTAACTAATTTAATACCTTATAACGTAGATGCTGATGCAGATGAAGCTTTTGAAGTAGTTCCTGATGGATTTGTAACTGAAGATTCAGATGAAGAACTAACCTTCGCTTCTTAACCAACCATGAAAGGATGGAGAGGTACTACTGAACGAGTATCTCTCCATTATTTATTATGAAATCTATTGATACTTTAGTAAAAGATATATACGATTTGTTTGATCCTCTTGTAGAGGTAGAACTAGATGAGAAAGAAGTTGATACTCATTTAGATTCTTTTACAGAGAGTCTCAAAGAAACACTAAGAAACTTTTTAAATGAGGTGCCTGTTAAGAGACGTAACCTAAGACTCTCTGCTATAGGTAAACCTGCTAGACAATTATGGTATGACAAAAATTCTAAAGAAGAACCTAAACCTTTAGAACCTAGTACAAGAGTTAAGTTTTTATATGGTCATATGTTAGAAGACTTATTGATTCTTTTCTCAAGACTTGCAGGACATACAGTAACTGACCTACAAAAAACAGTACATGTTAATGGAATAAAAGGACATCAAGACTGTGTTATAGATGGAGTGTTAGTTGATTGTAAGAGTGCATCAGGTAGAAGCTTTGAAAAGTTTTCTAAGAATAAGTTATACTCTGATGATCCCTTTGGTTATATAGCACAGATCTCTGCTTATGCTGAAGGTAATGGAGTAGATGAAGCTGCTTTTCTTGCAATAGATAAACAGAATGGGAACATATGTTTAACTCCTGTTCATTCTTTGGAGATGATTAATGCTAAAGAAAGGATTGACTATCTTAAAGGAGCAATGGATAAAGCTAACCCACCTGATAGGTGTTATGATGATGTGCCTGATGGTGCTAGTGGCAATCGTAAGCTCGCTTTTGGTTGCTTCTATTGTGAACATAAGCGTTCTTGTTGGAGTGATGCGAATGAAGGTAAAGGGTTACGTGTATTCAATTATGCAAATGGAAACAGGTATCTTACGCAAGTTAAAAAAGCTCCTAATGTAGAAGAGGTTACATCTTGGTAGTAAATCATTGGTTAGATTTAAGGACAGGCAAACCTTTTGTCCCTGATCTTGAACAGTTTGGTTTTGTTTATATCATTACTAACTTGAAGACAGAAAAAAAGTATATAGGATGTAAACAATATTTGATTGGTAAATCTAAAAGACAATCGAGATGGCAATCTTACATGGGTTCTTCAAAGTATTTAAAGGAAGATATAAAGAAACTAGGTAAGAAACATTTTAAGTTTGAAGTGATTGATGAATTTAAAAACAAAAGAAGTTTAAAATATTATGAGTTAGCTTATCAAGTACAACATAATGTTTTAACTTCTTGTGTTGAAGGATCAGACAATCATAAGTATTATAATAATTATATAGGTGGTAAATTTTTTAGACCTGTTGAAAGAAAGGAGGTAAAAGATGTCAGTAAAGGAAGCAATGTACAACACAGCACTAGCTGAGTTTCATTCTCAAAGAGATAAAGCTATAGCTACTGCACGTATATACTTGGAACATCCTGTTGGTATAGGAGAACATCCCCAAGTTATTGATGAATTTATTAAACAAGTTAAACTAGCTGCTGAAGCAGAAGAAGCTGCGTCTATGTTAGTTGATACATTTAGAGATGAAATAACTCAAGAAGACTAATGAATGAAGAGTACATTGAGATACTAGCAGAGATAAAGGAACGTGAGAACAGTAGTCCTGAACGCATGTTATTTTTATCTGTTATATTTCAAGCATTGTTAGATGCAACAAAAGAAAAAACTAAAGTAGAATCACCACGTACAAGTGTTGAAAGAGCTAATGCTCGTGCATGGTTCTTCTGTAGTGTAGGTGTAACATGTGATAACTTTGAGTATGTCTGTGAGAATGCAGGTATGGATGCACAGTATACAAGAAG